TGTTGGAGATGCACCTAAGACAGTACAAAATATTAATAAAGCCACACAAAAACAATTATCAGGACCTCCTACTATAAAACCTAAGGAGATGGAAAAAAGATATAATATTATTTCTCCTAAAGGACAAAAAGTTTATCAATCTAAAAGTATAGATGATGCTAACCTTAAAATTAAAAAATTAAGGCAAGAAGAAAATAATGAATTTAAAATAGAAGAAATTGAAGTTCCTGTAAAAGTAAAAAAGAAAAAGGAGTCAACAGAAATAGCTCCAACATTCACTGCAGATTCCGTTGTTAAAGGAAACCAAATGTTTTATTCAAAATTAGATAATACTATGAACCCTATAACAAATAATCTTATGTACAAAGGTCAAAACTATTCTGTAGACAGTATAGCGTGGCCTGCAAGACAATGGCATGATTTTTTTAGAAGTCAGGGTATAAGAGAACCTGAACTACAAGATTCTTATATTAGAACATACCTTAATAAAAAAGGAGGATTTAATAATCAAACAGGACAATTTACAAATGATACTCCAATTAGCTATGAAGAAATAGTAGAACTTTCTAATTCATCTCCTTCAAGATTTATACAATCAGCACAGTATGGTGATGATGCAGGTAATTTAAAATATGGTAACTCAGGAAGACAGCCAGGATATATAAATGGATCTAGAAAAGAAAATGTATTGTGGATGGATTCAGCAGACATTAGAGGAGATATAGGAATTTTACCAGATGAAATAGCAGGTTACGAAGCACATTCTGCCATGAGACAAATATCAGATGATGTTAATTTTGCTGACAAAAAACTTAAAGGAGATCCCTATGTTATAGCATGGTCTTTAAATGATGATCGTATAGGTAAAAATGCTTTGGGTAAAAAAATAATTGTCAATCATGCTAGTGAAATGCAATCAGATTTCTTACAAAAAGCCGCTAGTAAAAAAGCAGGATTAAAAAGAGATTTACAGTCTCTTACAGAAATTGAAACACCACGACCCGATCTAATTAAAGAGACACAAGCAGCTTTAGAAAATCTATTTAGACCTATGCCCGCTACTTTTGCTGAAGTAAAAAAAGCATTAATTGCACTAGACGAATCTGCAAAGGTTCTTAATCTTGCTGCTAGTGTTCCACTTAATGTTATTGATGATGCTTTCTTTAAAAGAATTGATGAGGCGGCAAGATTAAGAGATATTGCTTTAAGTCAAATCAATAAAACAATTGATGATATTGATGTAAAAGAGTTATTTCCTAATATACCATTTAAGAATCAAAAAGATTGGGTAGATGCTCTTATTAAAAAAGATGTTTACGAAGCAGCTAAAAAAAGATTTTATTTTGATGAATCTGGACAAATACAAATTAATAAAAAAGCACCTAGTCATTATTCAGTAGCTCCCGTTGAACAGGTTAGAGCAGCTAGGCCTAGTCGTGGAATGAGACTAGCTCCTGATAATCCACAAAGAGATGGTTCGGCAGTAGCATATGATTTACAATATGGAAGCCCTAATTCAGTAGATCACTTAGGAAATAAATTTACTAGCAATACAGAAGAGAGCCTTAGAAGATTAGCTAAGACTAAAAATTCACAACTAGAGATAGGTCAAATAGAATACTCAGACGGACCCTCGGATGCTTTTATGATAGAATTAACACCTGATATGTTGACACCTTATGCTCAATATTATAAAGATGGAGGTCTAGTAGAAAAAAGATCGACATATAATCCTTTATTATCTGTTTCTGATATTATAGGATCAATAGGAGTTTATTAATGGCAGAAAAAGCAATACAAAATTTTAAAGAAAATCTTGAAATAGAAGAAGTAGGGCAAACTATAGATTTACCTGAACCACAAGATACTACCAAAGAAGTTGAAATAATTGAAGAAGAAGATGGTGGAGCAACCCTTGATTTTGCCCCTAATTCTCCTGAAATAGACCAAGGTGATTTTAATGTTAATATAGCCGAACTTCTAGATGATGATATGTTATATAAAATATCATCTGATTTAAAAAACAATTTTGAAGACGATAAAAGTTCCCGATCAGATTGGGAAAAGGCATACAAAGACGGATTAGATTTACTAGGATTTAAATACGAGGAAAGATCAAAACCTTTTGCAGGAGCAACAGGAGTAACACATCCTTTATTGTCAGAAGCTGTTACACAATTTCAAGCACAAGCTTATAAAGAATTACTTCCTGCAGGTGGACCTGTAAGAACACAGGTTATGGGAGATCCTACACCTGAAGTAGAACAACAAGCTCAACGTGTTAAAGAATTTATGAACTATCAGATCACTAATGTTATGCAAGAGTTCGATCCTGAATTAGATCAATTACTATTCCATCTACCCCTTGCAGGATCTGCATTTAAAAAAGTATACTACGATGGCACATTGGAACGTGCTGTGTCTAAATTTATTCCTGCAGAAGATTTAGTAGTACCATATCTTATTTCCGATTTGGAAACATGTATGCGTATTACTCACGTTGTAAAGATGAAAAAAAATGATTTAAGAAAAAATCAAGTATCTGGATTTTATCGTGATATAGATATTATGCCTTCAGCAGGAGAGCCTTCTGATCTTCAAGAAAAAGAAGATTCTATTGTAGGTATAGAACAAGCTTCTTTTAGTGAAGAAGAATTTAATTTATTAGAAATGCACGTGGATTTAGATATTCCTGGATTTGAAGATTTAGGTGCAGAAGGAACACCAACAGGTATTATGTTACCTTACATTGTAACTATTGATGAAGATTCAAGTGAAGTCTTATCTATTTATAGAAATTGGAATCAAGGCGATGGTATTCGTAGAAAGAAACAATACTTTACTCATTTTAAATTTTTGCCTGGATTAGGATTTTATGGTTTTGGTCTTATTCATATGCTTGGTGGTTTATCAAGAACTGCTACTGCCGCTTTACGTCAACTTATAGATGCAGGAACTTTATCTAATTTACCTGCAGGTTTTAAAGCTAGAGGATTAAGAATTAAAGATGATGATGAAGCATTGCAACCTGGTGAATGGAGAGATGTAGATGCACCTGGAGGTAACTTACGTGAATCACTAATGCCTCTACCTTATAAAGAACCAAGCGGTACTTTATTTCAATTATTAGGTTTTGTTACAGAAGCAGGTAGAAGATTCGCAGGCGTAACTGATATGATGTCAGGTGAAGGTGGTAGTCAACAGCAACCTGTAGGAACAACAATGGCAATATTGGAGCGTGGCATGAAAGTAATGTCAGCTATCCATAAAAGATTACACTATGCACAAAAAATAGAATTTAATTTATTAGCTAAAGTATTTTCTGATTATCTTCCTGCAGAATATCCATACATGGTAGCAGGTGGTAACAATGCAATAAAACAAACAGACTTTGATGATAGAGTTGATGTCATACCTGTGTCAGATCCAAACATATTTTCTATGGCACAACGTGTTACACTTGCACAAACACAATTACAACTTGCTCAGTCTAAGCCTGAGATGCATGATTTACGAGAAGCTTTTGTTAGAATGTATTCAGCTTTAGGAGTTCAAAATATTGAAAAATTATTGCCTAGGCCTCCACAGCCACAACCCTCAGACCCTGCTATGGAAAATTCAGGTTGTTTAAATGGACAAAAGCCTATGGCATTTCCTGAACAAGATCATTCCGCACATATAAGAGCACACAGAGCTTTTATGTCTTCTTTTTTAGTAAAACAAAATCCTGCTGTAATGAATTTACTACAATCACATATTGTTGAGCATGTAGGATTTATGGCTAGAAATATAGTACAAGAGGAACTAGCACCACAAATGGAACAAGTAATGCAAGAAAATGGTGGTCAAATACCACCAGAAGTACAAAAACAATTAGATTTAAATACTGAGAGTGCCGTTGCTATGAAAATAGCAGAGATTATTGAGCAGATGGTAGCTGAAGAACAAGAAATGTTTGACGGTTCACAAGAAGATCCTCTTATTAATTTAAAACAACAAGAAATTGACCTTAGAAAAAATGACTTAGAACTCAAAGCAGAACAAATGGGTCAAAAACAGGCTTTAGATGAGTCTAGATTATCACAAAAAGATGCTGTTGATAGAGAAAGAATGCAATCCCAAGAAGACATAGCTCAATTAAAGGCAAATGTTGCTCTTGACAAAGCTGAAGGAGATCGCAATATGGATAGAAGCGAAAGATCCCAAGATAGATTACTTAAAAAAGAACAACAAAGAGAAAATCTAGCTATAAAAAAATCGCAGATGAACACAACACCGAGAGGACAGGCATAAAATGACAAAACCAGGACTATACGCAAACATTCACGCTAAAAAAAAGAGAATTGCTGCAGGAAGTAAAGAAAAAATGAGAAAACCAGGCACAAAAGGAGCTCCAACAAAAGCTAATTTTGTAGCTGCAGCTAAAACAGCTAAAAAACCAAAGAAAAAAAAGAAATCATGAAGGGTGTAAAGCATTACACTAAAGATGGCAAAGAGTACAAAGGTAAAACCCATAAACACAAAGATGGAACTTTAATGACAGGTGCTGCTATGACTAAAAACAGTAAAAAACTTATTCATTACAAAGACATTAAAAAGAAAATTAATGCTAAAAAAACACAAAAATCCTAAAGGTGGTCTTTCAGCAGAGGGAAGAGCACATTTTAAGCGTACTGAAGGTGCTAACTTAAAACCTCCTGTTTCAAAAGGTAAGAACCCTCGCAGAATTTCTTTTGCAGCTCGTTTTGCAGGAATGAAGGGACCAATGAAGAAACCTGACGGATCTCCTACTCG